ACTCTTTTGTTAATTTCGTTACCTCTTTCGAGTTGTTCCTCTATGTCTTCTTCGTCATCTATACCATGTGTAATAGTCCGCACATAGCCCATTCGAAGTTCTTCCATCTTGTTCCAATCTATTTCCTGTTCGCAAGTAGGACACACGCCTTCAAGTTCCGAGATTTTATCTAAGTGCGCTTGGGCATCAGACATTTGGGCACGAATAGTGCCAAGTTTCTGCAGCGTAGCGTCAAGATTAATTTCCTCGCCCTTGAACAATCTGTGTTCACTTGATTCAAGTTCGTCAAGTTGTTCCTTGATAAAATTATTATCTATAATTTTTTTATTTTTCTCAGAGATTTTTTCAAAATCGCCTCGTAAAGACTGTAAATCTTGTTCATCTTTTTCCGAGTATTTTGGCAGATTTAATATAGGAAGTATATCTATACTCTCCAATTTATTTTCATTTAACCATTTTACTATTGTGTCAGATTTACTGTTGAGGCTATTGACTTCAAATGAAATCTCCCTTGCAGCTTCCTTGAATATTTCAAAGAATTCTACATATTCTTCTAGCTTTAAAAGATCAATTAGAAACTTTTTTCTGTTTGTATCTGTCGCAGTTAGAAACTGTAATGATGTATTCGTGTTCTGATACACGAGTTGTGTAAAAGTTTTAAAATCTAAACCAAGTACTTCTTGGACTGTTTTGTATGTATTAGTAGCTGTGTGGCTAGAAATATCATCACCGTTTTTATAGAGTTTACACTTTATACTTGCTTTACGAGTTACATCAATCTCGTACTCATCTTCGTCTACTGAGAATGTTATGTTTATCCAATAACCTTGATTTATAAATCTGTTTTGGATTTCTTGTTTTTTAATACCTTTTGAGTTCTTATTAAATAATACTTCTTCGATAATAAGTGGAATGGAAGACTTACCTTGTCCATTTGTCCCAACGAGTTGGGTAAGGTTAGAATCATTAAGGTCAAGAGTGTTGTCTTTACCATAGCTAAAACAATTATCCCAGCTGAGCGTCTTTAGAGTAATCATTAAACACCCCCATTATTTGTTTTACTTTGTCATCTGTTAAATTAAGTATAGCACTCATGTACTCTACCAGTTCCTCCTCTATAGTTAAATTCTTGAGGTTAAGAGTAGCCTCTGAGCTTCTTTTGACAACTTTCTTATCAAGAAGCTCAGAGTTTTTAACATTAGCTAAATCAGCTACATCTCCTTCAATCTCATAAATAGTATGGTGATACTCTGAGGCTATCATGTCATCTTCACTATCTATAGTCTTCCGAAGAAGTTGTGGTAGATCAAATTCATTCCATTCCCAAGTATTATCAAACTCGTTAATTAAAAGATATCCTGTCTTGACTATATCTCTATGAAAAGATGTGGTCATAGGAGAGCCCGGATAGATAATGTTTCTCTGCGTATTGGAGTGGCTATGTAGGTCACCCGCGTATACTACAGGAAAAGGATTGAATCTATCAAGGTCAACCTCAGGAGTTACATGAGGGGGTATTTCACCCCTTACATGTGTATATAAAGGCTTGTCGAAATTACACTTCTCTATAGAGCCTTTCTTATGCAAATCAGCATAAGGTAGAATAGTTCCCCATTCATACTCTTTAGTTTCATCTACAATTTCAACAAGAGGGTTTACATCAGATGTGGCTCTTTTTAAATTAGAAAAGAAAGTCTTATTCTTTTTAGTTGCTTCATGGTTACCATCATAAATGACAGTAGGAATTGTAATATCTTTGATAAAATCAAAATATAATGTCAACTCGTCCATTGAAGGAACTCTATCGAATAAGTCTCCGCCTATGACATGCAAGTCAGCCATCTGTTCTAGATTGTAAATACTATCAAAGAACAGTTGGTATCTTGCGCATGCCCAAGGCATAGGAACATTCTTTTGTCCTAATTTAATATGCCAGTCTGCTGTAAATAAAATCATGCTACGAACTCATCTCCAGGTTGCCATGAACACCCTGTAAGACCACCAGCTTTTAAAGCTTGTAGTGTTCTTAACACTTCATTTGCATTTCTTCCTGTATCTAATGCATTCATTGATACATGTTGGACTATTCCTTCAGGGTCAATTATATAAGTAGTCCTGAAAGGTACCCCATTTTCATCGTCAACTATACCTAGCTCATTTGCAAGATACAGTCCACAGTCCGCAGCAAGAATGTGTCTAATATTTCTAATATCACTATTTTGCTCTTTCCAAGCGAGTTTACAATGTTCATTGTCTCCACTAATGCCTATGACATCAGCCTCGTCAACAAGATAGTCCATATCTGCTATTTCAGTTGGACAAATAAAAGTAAAATCTTTTGGGTAAAAATATACCACAGTCCATTCTTTCAGTAATACATCTACATCAATGATAAGATCTTCATCATTAACTCCTTGCATTGAAAAGTCTGGAAAATTTTCTCCTACTCCTAACATTATATTCTCCTAAGAAATAGAGAACTCGTCGTCCACATCTGAAGGGGCTTCTGCTCCATCAGCTGGTTGAGTTACTCTTTGTAGAAGCTCTAACTGAGCATCTGGGGTTGGTCTTGCAAGAACATCGTCCATAGAGCGCAGTTCAGTAAGTGATTCTTTTTCTGCGTCAGTTAACGGTCTTGGTTTGCACTTAAGTGCTTGAAGCCTATACTCTACATTGAAAGCCATAGGTCCAGTTTTAACTCTTTGGAAGTGAACGTCCCAACCTGTTTCAGGGTCAGTAGGATCGCCTAAGTCTTCAGCGGCAACCATTATTTGTTCCATGAGTTTCTTTTTGAGATTAACAACTTTTACATTGCCATCTTTAGGATCTATGCATTGGATAGCGTATGCCCAACCACATTTAAGGTCAGGAAAAAACTCCCTTACATAGTCTTTTTCTTTGTTGTTGAATGTTTCTGTATCTCTGTCGAAAGCAAGACATTCCATAGGAATATTCTTACCGTTTTCGCCTTTGATCCAGTATACATATCTTGGTAATATATCACCTACTAGACGGAAAATATTATCTCCCTCTACATATTGATATTGATCGATTGAGGATTTTTTAGCACTCCCCTGTGCTTGATTAAATTTTAATGCCATTATGTTCTCCAATTAGCGTTATCTTCAAACTCAAAATGTACTAGACCATCTTTAAGATGAAGCAATCTGTTGCGATTTACTATCGTTGTTGTAACAGGTAAGTGTATCAACTCTAGTGTTGTCTCACCTGTTTGTTTAAAATGAAAGTAATTACGGTACGAAGCTACTGCAATATATTCTGCAGCCTCTTGATTACTATAATTCTTTCGTTCAGCCAGTAATTGTCTCGGATTTAACAGAAAACTGTCCCCGAGAAAACTTTTCCCAAAATATTTATAGGTTTTGTCTTTACGACTGGCAGGGATTCTCTTATAAGTTAAGAGATGAATAATAGTGAGAATTGAAACACTATCGCCTTTCGTTTCTCTAAATATCTTTTCCCAATTATATTTTATCATATATTATAACAAATTTTGAAACTGTTGTCAAGACATATTTTTCGGAGGTGGCTACAGGGTTGATATCTCATACCCTTGTTTAATGTAGTAGCCTGTGCGCATACTAGCCTGCCTCTTTGCCGTCTTTCCAATTAAATTAATATCCACTACTATAGGTTGTTGTTTGCCCTCGTAGTCCCTAATTATTCTTCCAATGAGCTGTGTAAGTAACGGCTCATTATTTACTGGTGTTGCGAGTATTAAACAGCTAAGAATATTTAGAGAAATACCCTCAGAGAATATAGCTTGTGTCCCATACAGAACATCTTTATCCTCATAAATCTGATTAATTATATCCGCTCTATCTTCGTGATGGACTGCGCCCGTCACACAAACTGCGTTATCACCAGTGAGTTTCGCGCAGTTCTTTAGGAAATCTACTCTATCAGATACCACTAACACTTTATGACCTTTGGCCGCATATGATGATGCAGTCATAGCCACAGAATGTTGATACTCTGGGTTGTAGGCTAATTCATTTATTCGATTAGCCCAAGGGATAGAGTTTCCGTCCATGAATCGTATATCCATTGGTAGGATATGTACTTTTGGCATCATAAAGTTTTCCTTTGGTGGTTTTAAAACATTGTTTCCAAAGTAATCTCTAAATACTACATGTCTGCCATCTTTTCTTTCTAATGTGCCTGTAAGTCCAATCTTATATCTAGCACAATTTTTATCTATAATTCTTGAGAAAGTAGGTGCACTACAATGATGCATCTCGTCAAGAATGATAGTTCCAAATAGTTGTCGTATTTGTGGAATCTTTCTATATAAACTTTGAATATTCCCAATTACAACAGGCTTATCAGTTTCAAACTTTCCACTTCCAATAATACCAGCTTTAAAACCAAATACTTTTTCTACTTCATCTTCCCATTGCTTGCGTAATGCTAAAGTATGGGTGACTACTAAAGTTTTTTGACCAAGCTTACCAGCTATTGCAAGACCTGTAAATGTCTTTCCCCAACTTACCCAAGCGTTTATTATGCCACCGTCTCCAATTTCGTCATAA